AGGGCCTGCCGAACTGCCTGCGGCTGATGTAAAGGCGTTGAAGCATACTTGCGAATCCGAGATCGTAGACGTCGCGCTAGCGTTGCCCCAATCTGCGCTTCGCTCAACATTTCGCGGGCGCCCTGCCGTGCCTGACGACGGATTGTAGGTGACAATCGTGGGTGTTGCGCGTTTCAACACTTTGAACGCCGTCGTGCCTAGGCAAGGTTGAATAGTTGACGCGCCGACGGCTTGCGTAGCGCGAAACGCACCAGCAGTACCGGCGTTGTCTGCGGGCGCCGTGGCGTACGGAAACGACTTCTCATAGTACCGCTCGCACAATTCCGTCTCACAACCGTACAACCGATGCTCAAACGGCGTGGCGACCGACCCTACCTCAATCTGCACGCCCGTGATGGCAAAGATGTTGCCGATGGTGTCCAACACGTTGACTTGGTTGGAAGTGGAAATGTAATTACCTACTTGCCATGCGTTAGCCGTGGTTTGATAATTAACGCCCGCCATAAGAGCAAAAGATACAAACAAACCGCCGCCATTAGTCCAGTCCCATGTGCCTGCGGTAATTAGTCCGTTTACAACGGTGATTGTTTTGTATTCCCAAGTGTTAGCGGCGTTAATGATGTACTCCGCAACATAAGCCCGATCTGCGCCGGTGTTGCGTAACCCAATGCAATGCGTTCCTGTTTTGGCTGACCGAACCCAAAACGACAGCGTGAACGTGCGGCCGATTAGATCGCGCACGTTATAGCCTTCAATAATTTGTCGCACCAAAAAATTATCCGCTGCTGCAACACTAGCGTCGGCGGTTGTCACCGCAACACGCAAACTATACTGAAATTCGTTACTGCTGGGCGCGTCGGATTGTTGGCTAACTGTAACTACGGCTGAAGTTGTAAACCCAACTAGCCAACGATCTATAGCGTATGCGCCCGTTACAGGCGCTGCAAACGACGTCCCGCGTTGGGAAATTTCCATCGCGCCGTTGATGATCTTGTTGCGCATGCCGGCGAGCTGACCGCCGTTGTAAGACGATCCGCTAACCGTACCGCCGGAGATGCTGCCCGTCACGTTGCCCGTCACGTTGCCGGTGACGTTGCCCGTCACGTTGCCGGTGATCGTGCCGGTGATTGTCACGCCGCTGATCGACCCGCCGGTGATCGAGACGTTGCTGGACGTCTGCGACGCCATGTCGCCCAGCGACTTGACGTTATCAACGGTCCAAATCGTAACGTCCGCAGAGGTCTTCAGCACAAACTTGTAGGTGCGGCCTGCGATCAAGAACATCTCGCACTCACCGCGCGAGTCTAAGATGATCGGGTTGGTGTTGGCCGAGGAGCCGCTAGCGTCCGAGTACGTCGTTTGCGATGACGTCGTGCCGGCAAAGTAGGTGTACAGTTTGCCGCCCACCAACGGGTCGCCGTTGTTGTCGAAGAACTGTAGGACGGGGCTGGCGGTAAGCTCGGCCATGATCAATCCTTAAATGTTGTCCGTGACCGTCAAGATGATCGACGGAATGGCGGGCACAGGCGCTACCGCCGGCTCAGCTAAGATTTGCGATGCGGTGCTATCCGTAGACCACATCAGCTCAAAGTAATCGCCGGCATTGAGCCGTTCGACAAAGTTCCACGCGGCCACCATCTCAGCGTTGTTGCCTTGAATTCGCACCTGCGTGGCCGAGTAGGGGATGTCAGCGCCGTTGATGCGCAGCCAGATAAAAATCAACCCAACCGTAGCCGCCGTTCGGTCAAGCTGCGCTGAGAACTGGATGTTGTACATGCCTGGCCGATCGACATATATGCGCGACGCTGGCGTGCCGATCGTGACGCCTTGCGAGTACGTCGTGACGTTAAACGTCATGGCATACGCTGTGTTGATGGCAGCGGCGGTCTGCGTGGTGGTGCTATAGAACGCCCCGTACCGTGTCAGATTTAGATGCGGCGTTTCAACAGCAGGCGCGACTTGCAGATCGGTCAGCGTAACCGCGTTTTGGCCCACGCCCAGCAACGTGAACACGTTGGTGAAATACCGATACCACGGGCGCGACATAACGCCGTCCGGGCCTTCAATGACCGGCACACGAGGCGCGGGGATGCGCGTGATGTTGGCAATATCAGGCACGGGTTGCGCTCACAATAAGTTCCGCGCCCATGATGGCAATCTTGGTTTCGTCCGACCCGCTGACCTCATACACCCGGTCGCGCAACTTGGTCGTCATGCCGAGCCGGCGCCACAGCACCCGTTGCCCGTATTGACCGATAGCCCCGGTGCCGCGCCAATGCTCGTTTGACCATGTGTGGCCACCATCGTCTGACCAGCGCAGCATCACCTGCGGGTCAAGGTCATCGCTGGCCGAAGGCGTGCTGTCGTAGGCGGTGTCCGAGCCGTAGCCCGACTCGCAGTCAAGTTGCAGACTGTGCTGCGCGGTGCGCTTGAGCGTGTTCTCGCCCGTTGGCAGCGCGCGCCATGACCGTAACCAACGCTGCGAGTCGTTGAATTCAACGTAAGCGTTGAAGTCGTAATAGCCGATCCGGCCATGCTCTGCATCACCTATGATCACCTTGTTGGCAAACGCTGCTTGGCAGTTGCCGCGATGCCTGCGGATGTCGCCGGTAAACGAGTCGGTGTAGCCGCGCTGGTGCCACATCTGCGTGGCGGCGTCGTACACCCAAGTGACGTTGGCTGACGGGAACGTCAGCACATAGAACGCATGGCCGTCTTGCTGGTAGGTGTACGCCACGGCATCTGATATATCACCGTAGCTTTGGATGGCGTACTCAATCGCGTGCGTTGAGATGCGCACGCCTTGGTAGCCCTGCGCCTTGTAGACCATACCGCGACCGCGAACGTCAGCGCCCAACCAAAAGACGCTGTTGTCCATCTTGGCCACCGAGTACGGGGCCGCGCAGCCGATCTCGTTAAACGCGCCCTGAACGCGCGCGAGCGGGAAGTCAGGCTGGCCAGCGTCGTACCAAACCTCGGTCGAGTTGGTGCCAAACACCCAGACCTCGCGGTGGTCTACGATCAACGACACCGCGTTGTCAGGCGCGCCTTCCGCGCTGGCAAAATCCAGCGGATTGACTGACAGACCGTCAAACAACTCCGTCACCCAGATACGCTGGCTGTTAGGTTCGTTGAAGACAAAGTAGCCGTCAAGGTAGCCGACCGTCACAGCGCCAGGAAAGTCAGGGTCGCCGATCTGCGCGAAGACGCCGGTGCTGGTGTTGTAGATGTAGCCGTCCGGGTTGGTCGCAATGAAGATCTGCGTGCCGTTGTCCACCATGCTGGCTTGACCCGTGCCGGATATGCTGGACGAGATCAGCGTGGCGTTCCACGACGAGTCGATCTTGAAGAAGCTTGCGCCAATGACCGCGTACAAATAGTCGCCCAACGCCCACAGCCCGCGCACTTTGACGTTGGCTGACGCCGAGATGCCGGTCGTTGCGTTGAGATCCGTGATGCCAGGGCAGCGCAAAAAGTACGCAGCCGTCTTCCCACCGTCTGGCGTCGCCTCGGGGTAAAGATTGATCAGCCGGTTGTCCGCAGCGTTGATGCTGCGGGCAACGTAGGCTGCGCCGAGGATGGGCGTCTTCATTAGAAGTTGCCGGCGTAGATGTTGAACCGCTGACGCGTGCCGACGATGCTGTACGGAATCGACATCAGATCGTCAGGATTGTTGATGCGCTTCAGGTTACGCTTGGACGTCATCGCAATCCGCACAACCGTAGGCGACGGCTCGACGCCAAACTCAGGCGCCAGCTCGACGGCCAAGTTGTACCGGAAAGCCCGCAGGTAGCCTGGCGGGAACGTCAACGAAGTGGCCAAGGTAGCCGGACGCGACAGTTCTTCCACCGAAATAAAATGCCACTCCAGCGCCCGCGTGGGTACTGGATAGATGTACATTTCAATGTCGGGGTACGTCATGTTGACCCACACCACTTGCGGGTAGGTGCTGGTGACCGTCTTGACTGCGATGCCGTCGTACTGCTGCTGATTGATGATCTTGATGCCGTACGAGATGCCGGTCGAGGCGTCTTTGAAGTACGTTGCGTCGTCAATCAGAATGGGGCGGTTGCCCACAAAATCGCCGGTCGGCCCAAGCGTGCGGCTAATCGTTGACGCGGGCCATGTGAAGACTTGATCTTGGGTCGAAAAGACCGAGAGCCGTTCGGTGTTCCACGACTCGATCATCTGGTTCATCGCTGACAGTTC